CATTTGCTTTATCACTCAATGCAGCAACGATTGCGCTAATCTGACCGGCACCAGCAGCCTGCTGTACTGCACTGCTGGCCCCTCCAGCATCTCCGTCTAACAATCCCTTTGCCATTGCTGGAAGCATTTTGCCAATAACTCCAACGTCGTCTTCGTTCCATGTTGGTTGATCTGTATATTGTAAGTTATCTGGCACTGGTAGTAGTACATGTGCAATTGTGTTTGATTTTCCTCTTGATTGAATATCAGTAAAGTTATATGGTGCGGCCGTTCCTAAGCCGCCGCCAGGAGTATATAAAACATCACTTGATTTAACAAATTCTTTGATTTCTATATGTAAATAATCAAAGGCATCTACTAGGTTATTTGGCCAGTGTAATCCACTAGGGGATCTTTCGGATATATTTGTTGCGCCACTTGATGTTGAATAACTTTTTGAAGCCGTAGGCATAAATATTTCCTAGAGTGTTTAAAAAATATAAATGAATACTTTGCAAGGAAAATTTATTCCTCTAAATGCATCCAAGTATCGTGGAGATTACCGTAATATTATTTATAGATCTTCTTGGGAATTAAAATTTATGAAATATTGTGATTTAAATCAAAATATTTTGGAATGGGGATCTGAGGAAATTGCTATTCCATATAGATCTCCGTTGGATGGTAAAGTTCATAGATATTTTGTTGACTTTTATATTAAAGTTAAAGATATAAATGACAATATACAAAAATATTTAGTTGAAGTAAAACCAAAAAAACAAACAAGAGAACCAAAGAAACAACAAAGGATGACTAAATCATACATTTATGAAGTGACTGAGTATGTAAAAAATCAAGCTAAGTGGGAAGCAGCTAGAGAGTTTTGTGACGATAATAGAATGCAATTTAGAATAATTACAGAGGACGAACTAAAGGTATGAATCAACTGCGCGGTGGAGATTCAATTACCAAGAATAGTAACCTAACTATCTTTCAAGAGATCAGTCAATTAGCAGGCACAGAACCAAGATCATATTCTTGGTATAGAGATACCGTGCGGGCTCTTGCAACTACTCATGATGTATATAAAACTATGGGATCACTAGAGGATACGATGGTTCCATCTGGCGGCGAATTGTATATGTTTGAATATAAGGCAACCTATGCATCTAAATTAAAATATTATGATGAATTTCCGCTAGTTTATGTTTTAGACGGTGGTAAAAAATTTTATGGTGCTAATTTACACTATCTAAATCACAGATCAAGAATGAATGTAGTTCTTGGACTGGAAAATGGACGAGCAAAATTTCCAAAACAATGTTACCATTATTATGTTCTTGCAGGATTAGAAACACCATTGTTTAAAATAAATAGATCAGATTATAAAGCAGCTATATTTCTTCCGACTGAGAATTTTGTTTCTAGGAGAAAGGGTATGTACCAACAATATAGTAAATCAGCAGTTTGGGGAGAAACTAATCAATGACAATAGAAGAACTATTAAAGATAACATTTAATCCTGAAAATCTGGAAATGACAAATTTTGCAGATTTTAAATCTGCAGTACAAAAACATGGGTTTAGTCTAAATAACTTTTATGATGTTATATTTGAAATAAATCCTCTCTCATCTTTATATCGAGCTTTAATAACATCTTACTCAACTACTGATGTTAATGTTTTACGGATGATGAGATTGTACACAGATGAATGTACAATTCCTGGTATTCAAATGTCAACTGGTGAGTATAGAATTAATAATACACCTCAGTTAAAATATGTGTATGGTTCTGTTTTAAGTGAAACTAATTTTTCATTTATAATGGATGCAGATTCCACAATCAAAAAGCTATTTGATATTTGGACTGCTTACATGCATGGATATGCAATTAACAGTGGGCCTCCTGTGGGAAATGGAAATTCACTTTCTCATAGAATGAGAACACGATATAGAGATGATTATGCAATTGATATTATAATTATTAAATATGAAAAACCACCAAGCAGCCGTAAAAATTATACAAAAAAAGTAAATGCATTTAGAAAAAAAGATATTATACCAGATATTTTAAAGGATCCTGCTATAGATGGAGTCGATAATCCACAAGATGAATTTTCTAACTTTTATAAAGCAGTGCCAGTCCATTCAACTAGATTATTTAAAGCTTTTCCTTCAAATATAGCTTCAGTCCCGCTGAATTCTGGTGCATCTTCTCTGAATAAATTATCAGTTTCATTCGAATATGAATCTTTTACCACAAGTGCTTTGACTGGATTCAATAGTGTCTTTAACGGTGTTCGAGATGCTGTAAATCATTAATAAATAATCACAGATAATTATTCTATATTATAAGGAGTTGTTATGCCTTTACCAAAACTTGTTACGCCAACATATGAGTTGGAACTTCCATCTACTGGACAAAAAATTAAGTATCGTCCGTTTCTAGTTAAAGAAGAAAAAATTCTTCTTCTTGCTATGGAATCTGAGGATGAAAAACAAATGACCGAAGCAGTTAAAACAATTCTAAAAAATTGTATTCAAACTACAAAAATTAAAGTTGATGAATTAGCATTATTTGACATTGAATATATATTTCTTAATATTCGTGGCAAGTCTGTTGGAGAACAAATTGAACTTACAGCAACGTGTCCAGATGATGGCGAAACTACAGTTCCAATAAAAATAGATATTGATGATATCAAAGTAAATAAACAAGAAGGTCATGAGAACATTATTGATATGGGATCTGGTATTTCTATTGTGATGAAATATCCAAGTATGGATCTATTTGTTAAGAACAATATTTCATCTAACCCAGATGTTGATGATGTGTTTGATATTGCTGGATCATGTATCTCTCAAATTGTAGAAGGTGAAGATGTATATGAGACAAGTAATTTTTCTAAAAAAGAAGTTAAGGAATTTCTTGAGGGCATGAGCTCGCAACAATTTATTAGTGTGCAAAAATTCTTTGAAACTATGCCAAAACTTACTCATAAAGTTACTATTAAAAATCCCAATACTGGAGTTGAGAGTGAGATTGTAATTGAGGGACTCGCATCTTTTTTCGCATAGCACTATCTCATGAGAATATAGAAAATTTTTATGCAGTTAACTTTACTCTCATGCAACATCATAAATATAGTCTAACCGAACTTGATAATATGATTCCTTGGGAAAGAGAAGTTTATATTCAAATGTTAATTGACTACATTAAAGAAGAAAACGACAGACAAAAACAAAGGATGAGCGGTTAAAATGCTAGGAATTGGTGCTTTATTTGGTAGAGCTGCGCTGGGCGCCGGAGCTCGTGGTCTCGCTGGCGCTGCAGTTCGTGGTGTCACTGGCGCTGCAGTACGTGATGGAATTGGTTCTACTATTGGAAGAGGAATCCGAGGGGTCGCTGGAACAGCCTTTGGTGGTAGAAATAAAGAAGATCAGACAGTACAACCAGTTAATGTCAGTGTCGTAGAAGGGTTTGCATCTGCTGTAAAGGGGTCAACTGCCGGCGGAGGGGGAGGAGCTATAGTGCCAACTGGCGGCGGAGCACTTGTATCTAGAAAGTCATCTGCAATAGTAAAGTCTGGCGGTTCCGATATACTTAGTAAGTTTGATGTATTGATTGGTGCATTTAAAAAATTAATAGAAATAGAAGAAGAAAATAGAAAAAAACTTGAAGATCAAATTTTAAATTTTGCTAGAAGTTCTGAGAAAGATGCAAGATCCTCAGAACAATCTGGGCAAGAAACCTCCAAAGAAAAGTCTGATAAAAATCCAATTATAGAAGGCGGTAAAAAAGCATTTACGGGTATCTTTGATTTTATTACAAATTTAGTTTCTGCTTTTATTAAGTATAAAATTTTAGAATGGATTTCAAAACCAGAAAATAGTAAAGCCATACAGAATACAATACAGTTTTTTATGAATGTTGGAAAACTGTTAGGATTCCTTGGCAAATTTCTTCTTGGTCCAATATTTAATATTGTTAAAGAACTTGTGACGGGAGGTTTTAAAGTATTTGGCGAATTAATAGAAGCAATAGTTAATATATTTTCACTCAAGTGGTTGACAAATCCTCTTGGGTTTATAAAAGATTTGTTTGATATACCAAAATCAATTGCAGATATGGCAACCAATGTCATTAAATCTGTTATAGATTTTCTAACGTTTGGATTGGTGAGTGGTGCAGCTGATTTAATTGGCAATGCCATCAAAGGTTTCTTTGGTATAGGAGAAGAAAAAAAAGAAACGGTTACAGAAAATTCTAGTACAGATGCTCCTCAACCACAAAAACAAGAAAATCCACTGCAAAAAACTACAAACTTTATTAAAGGTGTTGCTGGCGCTGTATTAAATCCGATAGGTGCTATTAAAAATATGTTCGGCGGCGGGGATAAGAGTGGTGATGAAACTCCACAACTAAAAGAAGGTGGAGTTGTTAGTAAAGATGGAGTTAAGGTAGAACCTTTAGACGGTCTATCTAAAATTTCTGGTGTAGGTAATTACATTGGAAAAACCATAAAAATGTTTATGAACTTACTAACCATGCCATTTAAGTTAGTGGGTGCCGCAATGATTGCTTTGATAATGAATACTGTTGGAAAAATTCCTGGAATTGGACCATTTATTAAACCAATTCTTCAAAATATAATTTCTAAATTTGACTTACCACCTTCTCTTGCAAGTATGGTATTAGGCAAAAGTCCAGAGAAAAAGAAAGAAAAAGAGAAAGAAAAAAAGAAAAAGAAAGAGGAAAAGAAACCTGCTGCAGGGGGCCCCGCCGGGGACTCTCCGCCAGCAGATCCACCTGCTAAATCTGGAGCTCAAGGTGGAGGTGCAACCGGCGGGTCTACAAACACTGCAATCGAGAGTATAAAATCTGTTGATGGGATGAGAGAAGATGGAACTCTTAAGGGAGTAAAAGGAACAGAAAGAATAGTTGGTAATACTAGAGGTGGAGGAAATACAAAAGAATATTCACCAGGAACAGGATTGATGCCAGTAGATGGCGGAAACCGAAAGTATTGGTATAATTCATCTGGGGATGTATTCATGTGGCAAAAACCAGGAGATCCATTAACAGATATTACATCTTCTGGTGATAAACAAATGTTAACTGGTCTTGGCGGACCTTTAGTAAGAGATTTAAAGACTGGACAAGTAAAAATTTTACCTGGAATGGATCAAACTCCAGTTGGATATTTTAGCTATGAGATGGGGGCTACCTTAAAGTCTAAAGGCACCGATGGGCAAGGTAGAAGTAAAACAGGAGCAACTTCAGATGCTTGGGAAAAACCTACAGACAATAGATTTGGACCAACTATACCTTTTGAATCTTCACCACCAACTAAAGCTAAAGGTGGTTGGATTTCTGGACCACAGTCTGGATATCCAGTTTCTCTAGATGGTGGAATGTCAACTGCCTTTATTGGACATGGAACTGAGTGGGTTGGATTTAGAAAAGCTAATGGTGGATCACTGAACAGTGCATTCATAATCCCATATGACACTCCTGCTACCAGAAGTAATGGTGGATTGATTGGTAGAAGAATACGTGAGGCTAAATCTGGTGGATATGCATTACCATATGCATCAGGTGGACCAGTTCATAATACTGCCGCCGAACCAACAGTGACTAAAGGAAGTGGTCAAAACCCAAGTACTGGAGGTCTCCCGGCTGTAATTAATGTTGGCAAACAACTTATATCAAAGGGGTTCACTGTAAAAGAACACCCAAACTTTGCTGGTAGATCCTTTGATCCTTCTGGAAATCAAAGAGTAGGGGGACATAGTAATGGAAGTTTGCATTACAAAAAACTTGCATTAGATGTTACTGATTGGAGATCTGGTGATTGGTTGGGAAGAACTAAACAGCTGGCAGAAGCTTTATATCAAAAGAGAAATGAATTAAAACTAACTCAAATTATTCATGATCCATGGGGATCTTGGTTTGCTGGTGAGGGAAGTAAAGGTGGTGCCATCGGCGGACACCCAACTCATTTACACCTAGGATTTGCTAGTGGTCCTGGCGCCGGCGATGTTGGAGATACTGGTGCTGGTAGTGAGGCTGCGGGCTCTACTGGTGCCGCAGCTGGGGGAGATACTTCTTCATCGGGGGGCGCTGCATCTTCTGGATTCATGGGTTCTGGAGCAAGTGAGGCTCAATTAAAATACTTGATGGCAAATCTTGGCATGAGTAGTAGTGGGCAACAACTTAGTGATGTTCAAACTAAAAATATTGTAGCGCAGTCTTTTGCTGGTGCTGGAAAACCAGGTGGTGTCCAAGTTATTGCATCAGAAAATAAAGATATTTCTAGTGCAACGTCAATGATAGAATCGGGAAATCTGGGCAGAACTCTTCCCAAAGATGGAAAATGGGCAACATATCCCTTTAACTTCTAATATCCATGGATTTAAATTCAATTCTTAACACTGGTATTGATCCAACCACTGGAAAGTATTTAACCTCAGAGGAGAGAAAGAAAGCATTTAAAAAATCCATGGGTATGGGATATGCTTCGGCGACCAAAAAAGGAACTAAAAAACCCCCAATCAAACCTCAATCTGCATTAGTTAAAAGAGATAAATTAGAACGAGATAGAATTAAAAAAGAATCGGCACTAGTTAAACAACAGAACGATAAACTTGGTTTGAAATTAGAATTATTAACCAAGTTGGTTAATAATTTATTTCAGATGCGTTCTGAAAGAGTTAGACTTGAGTCAAAGTATGCAGAAACTCAAAAAAAAGTAAAAGAAAGAGAAAGCAAAAAATCAGAAGAACAATCTATGGAATCTTCTGGTGGTCGATTTGGATCTAAATTTCTTAATAAAGTAGGAAAGAAAGCAGCAGAGAAGGTTGGATTTGGTTTGTTTAGTATTCTCAAAGCCATACTTACATATGGAATTTTAGATTGGATTTCAAAACCAGAAAATAAAGAAGCTGTTTTGTTAATGGTTAAGGGTTTGATGGGAGTATTCAAAGTATTCTCATTCTTCGTTGGAACTGCAGTGAATGCAACACTTGGTGGTTTCACAAAACTATTTGGCGGTGGAAGTATTCTTGAAAGAATCTTTGGATTCTTTGAGATGTTATTTGGAATTTTTCTATTCAGAAGAATTCTAAACCCACTGAAACTACTTGGTGATTTGAAGTGGGCTTACAAAAATATAGGAAATTTTAAAGATTTATTTAAAGCTCTTAGTGGAAAAAATCTTAGTAAAGCTGGAGATGCAGTAAAAAAAATATTCCCAACTGCTGCAAGTTTGTTCAAGAAAGGAATACAGGGAGCTGTTCAAAGAATATTCTTAAAAGTATTTGGTAAAGGTATAACCAAATTTATTAAACCGATTGCAAAAACTATAATTAAAACAGTTGTTAGGCCTTTAGCTGGTTTTGTTAAAAGAGTTCCTGTAGTTGGTACTCTATTAGCAATTCCAATCAATATGTTCTTGGGAGATCCTATTGATAAGGCAGTAGTAAAGGCGATTGGTGCTACTCTTGGCACATTTGTTGTTGGTGCTTTAGGTAGTATTATTCCTGGTGCTGGAACTGTTCTCGGTGGTCTTGCCGGAGGTTTGTTGGGAGATTGGTTAGCTGGTTGGTTATATGATGGAGTAATTGCACCTCTTGGCAAGACAATTCAAAAGTCTACGCCTCAGTTGAACACTGGTGGTATTGCATCTGGACCAGATTCTGGATATAAGGTTACATTACACGGGGAAGAAGTAGTTATTCCTGTTAATAAACTTGCTTCAACAATATTAATGCCGTATAAAACAGTAGCTTCTGCCGTTATTGGTGGAACTCTTGGGGTATTAAAATCCATGGGTTCTGTTGGTGCTCTTATGGGTCCAATAGCATTACAAATGTTTAATCCATTCATCAGAATATTTGGATTTACTAAGGATACATTTGCAAGTGGGTTAGGTAAAGGTGCAAATTTATTGATGGGTCCTGCATCTGCTGCAGAATTTCAAGCGGGAGATGAATACCCAAGTGATTCGGCCGAAGATTCGGATGAAGATGACCAGAAGGATAAGTCAGAAAAAGATAATGACTCTAGTAAATCCAACGACTCTGCTGGCGAAGGCACGGATGGTCCTAGTTCATACGAAGCTACTAACTGGAAAAAAGATCCAGCATTTGCTGAAGCAACCAATAAAGTTGCCAAATACTTTAATATTAGAGCAAATGATCTTCTTGGATTGATGGCATCTGAGTCTGGACTG